TCTCGTGCGCAGCGATCTGGGCCTGTAACTTGCTGATGCAATCCTCAGCGGCGAGGTGATTATCTTTGTGCCATTGACTGCGCTTTGCTGCGTTGTCTAGCTCGGTCTCCAGCTCGCGGATGCGGGCATCCCCTTTTTCGAGTAGGCCGGCGTAGCGGGTGAGCACCCCGTCAGCCTCTCCCCATAACACAACGCCGTAGCTGCTCACGTGCGCCATGCGGCCAATCATCGCCCTCACGCTCTCCGGTGTGTCGGCGATCATGATTTTCCCTCCTGTATCGGACAATGCAGCGCAGCCATAAGTTGTATGGTTGCAAGCGTCAGTCGATTGTCATCTCCGAACTGCCTTTGCGCTTCAGCGATACGACAAAGGTAAAGGATCAAGTCGGCAGTGCTGACAGGCGTTGTGGTTTCGTTGCTCATCATTCCTCCCTCCTCATCACGGCGATCCAGTAGGGCATAAAGATCATTGCCCCTGCTACGATGCTTTGTACGACCTGACGCCCCGGAGTGGTGGCTGCATCGACGTACAGCATCAATCCCCCACACATCACAATAAACCCAAAGAATGTGAACATTACTCCTCCCTCCTCGCCGTGATGGCGGCAAGGAAATCCCGTGATCTATCATCTGACATTTCGAGTCTCCTTGATCCATCCCTGCCGGTAGCAATGGTCAAGCCACTGCAACAGGCCGATGAAAATGTTGTGTTCTATATCTTCCCATCTGATCGGATACCGACCATCCATCGAATCGTGGCATGTCGCACACGCAGGCAATGCGCACACATCAGCCGGCTTGATCCCCATTCCGCCTGTTCCACCTTTGCGGATGTGGGCCAAAACAACCGTCTCAACATTGCCGCAGCAGATTCCAGGTATCCGGGCGTAACACTGCTGGCCTCTTGCGCGGTCGCGGAGGTTCATGCTGCCTTCTCCATCACCGGCAACACCGTGCCGTCCTCTGCTGCCATCTGATACACGAAGTCGATCAACTCGGCATACTGCTCAACCGAGAGTTTCTTCTTCTTGTACCGCTTCTTTTCGTGGTCCCATTCCGATGTCGTGCGGCGTACAGGAATCAACTCCTCCTGCCCGCCGGGGCCTGTAAGCCTCACTGCGCCGAAGAATGCAATCAGCACTTTGGTCTTCAGCATGTCCACGTCCCATGTAATGCCGCGATCCGAGAGCAGCCATTGATTCAGCAGCCAATGGAAGCCCTTCTCCTCTTCCCGTGAATACTCCGGCTCTACTGGCGTTACCTCCACCATTGCCCCCAGCGGATTGCGCTCGCATACGTCCCTGATCGCTTGCACGATCCTGTCGCATGACTGGCCTTTGCCGATCTTGACGATCACAGTTTGTACCTGTCCTCTTCGTTGTCGAAGTTCACCTTCAGCATCTTGCAAGGCTGGTCATCGCGGTACATGCGGAACGCCTTGAATACCATCGCGAGAAGATAACGTCGGTCCAGTTGCGTGATTTTGGTCTGCAATACCAGCCTTTCCCGCAACGCTCTGATTGGGGAGTTCGGCTCAAGATTCGCGCCGCTATCAAGAGAATCAAAGAACAGCGCCGCTGCGGTGTCGTCGTTTTCGTGAAACACCACCATCATGAAGATGGCGGGAGATGGCTTGATATAGCGCAGAACAAATCCGAGTCGCGATCCTACCCTTTCCGCGAATTCATGGATGCGCGGCGTGGCTTCAACCTCGCGCACGATGTCTTCCGGGGTGGTCAGCAATTGATTCGCAAAAGGCGTTTTCATCAGACGGTAGGAGACAAGCATTTTCCCTGCCCCTGCCACTGAATCCGCATATGTGTGCCCCTTCATCTTGAGCACATCGCCTGCCCCGCGCTTCTTGCCCTGATCCAGCGTGATGAAGGTAGACATCGGCAATCCTTCAACTACAAGAAACTCAACCGGGATGCCGGATGCTATGACCGCCGACAGCCGATGCTGTCCGTTGAGCAATGTTCCATCTTCCGCGACTTGAATAGCCTCGCCGTTCATCTGCCAGTCCCCGGCCCGCATGATTTTGGCGTATCTCGCGACAATGCCACGATTCATACGCCGGTTATGTGTGTTGTGTTCAAGCATCGCCTCTGCTTCTTTTGGGCCAATGCGCTTTACGCTGATATATGCACTCATGAGTCACCCTCGGTTAAAAAGGAATTCCGTCGTCATCAAGATCATCTGACGGTCTTTGTGCCGCCTTGTTTTCCGTCCTTCCGTCGAGCATCTGCAATTCCCGCGCTACAATCTCCGTGCGGTAGTGCTTCTGTCCGTCCTTCTCCCATGACTGGGTGCGCAGGCTGCCCTCCACGAATATTTTGGAGCCCTTCCGCAGGTACTCGGATGCGATCTCAGCGAGGCGCTTGAAGCAGACAATATTTATCCATTCTGTTGAGGTTTTCTGTTCTCCGGATTTGTCTTTCCACGATTCACTGACAGCGACACTAAAAGACGTAACAGGATCGCCGCTTGGCAAGTATCGCGTTTCGGGGTCGCGCCCCAAATTCCCTATGACGAGCGCCTTGTTTATTCCTCTCATTGAATGTGCCCCCATGTTTTGTTTCGGATGATGCTTGAGATGGCTGTCTGACATACTCCATACGCCTCCGCAATCTCGTACTGATTAAAAAGCCCTGCCGCATAAATGCGGCGTATATTTCTCACATCTTCTTCATCGAATTTGCTATTGCCATTTGTTTCGCCCCTGGCGGCGGTATGTTTCGGCTTACCTCGCCCCTTTAAATACATGTCTGTTGAGTTCGCCTTCTTTGTGCCCAAAGCAAGATGTTTATGGTTGCAACATCCTGGCTCGTCACAAAGATGAATAACGCACAATCCCCTTGGAATTGGACCTACAAACATCATGTATGCAGCTCTGTGTGAAGAAAGATGGCGCTTCCCGATCCTGACATTCCCGTATCCAAGAGGTCTTTTGGCTCCGCTCCAAATTAAACAGCCCCTTTCGTTTGGCGCGAGCAATTTGGATAGAAAGGCTGATACGTGGTCGTTTGTGAACTCGATCATTTCGGCGTCAATGACCACGTTCATGCGCGCAACTCCTCAAGTTTTTTCATTCGCTTTTCCAGTTCCAGCAGGAATTCTGTTACCTGCTCCTCCAGCAGTTTGATCGCCGCATCGTCACGCTCGACCCGCATAACCCACATCTCCAGTCCGGGAAGGCGCGGATCAAACGAGATGAAATCAACCCACTCCAGACCAGCACAGGCCATCTGCCAGAGCATCTGTGTCCGATACTTGCCGTCGATGGTGCCGTTGAGCAGCGTGTCGATATGCGTGGCCGTGTTGGGGCACTTGATCTCTATCCCGCCCTTGTCCACCAATCCATCAGGAGAGGCCCCTGTGCCGTTGATAGTGGGGTGACGGATAAATGAGCACTCCTGCACATCCACATCACGAGAGAAGGCGTAGGCGGCGCGCGCTTGCGGTTCTGTGGCCGCTCCCCATTCCATAGCCGACGATGAGAATCCTTCAGTTGGGATTCCGGTCATGCGCTCCACAATGAGCTGCGCCATGACGTTTTCACGTGATGCAGACCAGCCTGATTTTGTCCTGGCGATTGCAAGGTGGACCTGACTTGCGCCAAGCCACCCGCAGCGCATCTGCCGCCATTCTGGGGTTCCCTGTTCAGGCAGCATCTTGATTCATCCTTTCCTGCTTCTTCAGCAACATGGCATGCGCCGTTGCGTATACCCGTTTCGGGAGCGCATCGACCGACTGCGCGTCTTTGCATACGGCCAGAAGAAACTTTTTCACGTCGGTCTGTGTGGCTTCAATCAAGTTCTTGAGTGTTGCCGACTGCTCTTCAGATACGATCAGCGCATCAGAAGCGGGTGATTCCGTTGGCAGGTCTTCGCCGGCATAGATGTAGTGGCCGAGACCAAACATTGCGAGACACTTGGTCAGGCATCGCATGCGTGACGAATTGATCTGGAACGCATCGGGGTGCTGGATCGGCTTGTTCCGGTGATCCATGACGGGCAGCCACATACAGCGAACCAGCGTCTTATCGCCGTCGCGCACCGTCACCTTGACCCAGATTTGCGTCGTGCCATCTTGGCGCACTTCCTCTTCCATGAAATCGAACTCAGATTCGGGGAAGTGTTCCATAAGGATTCCCCATGCCCACGCCCACGAGAGGTATGACAGTCCGGCTTTCTTTTCGACGTGGGCAGAACAGTCGACCTTTGAAAGCGTGTTCCATACCCGGCCAGCGAATGATTCAGACATGATTACTCCTGATCTTTTTCAATTGGTTGTGAGCGTCCGCAGCGAATGCGAACAAGTCCGCAAACCGCTCATCGTCGTATTTCGTCATCCGCGCCAGTGCTGACATTGCTTTCCGCTGCGCTTCGATGCAGGCGTCAAGGTCAGCCGGATACGAATCAACGCGATCCGTGAGCAGGGGCGGGAAGCTGTGGCGCTTCCAAGGCAAGCTGCGGGGGAAAGTGACTACGTTGTTCATTCTCCAATCTCCCGAATTGCGGCCCGCAACAATTCCATTTGCCCCAGAACAAGATGAATCGGGGCAAAAGGGTTAGCCATCACAACGGCATCAGGTATGGCATCCGCCGCTCTCTGGAAAGATGAGTAATAGCCGCGATCCTCCCATCGGTACTCGCCAGCGCGAGACGTCTTCCCCTTCGTCAGATGGCTTTCTTGGATCTGGACCCGCTGCTGTATCACGTAGTTGCGGGGAATCGTTGTGATTCTCCAGTCGTCGCCTATCAATACGTTCATTCATCTTCCCTCATCCACGCCATTGACCGACGCTCATCAGCATCGGACTGGCACTCATCGCACAGCTCGTCGCGTTCCTGCTTTACCTTCCAGTCGCAGGGATCGCATTCGTACACAACCTGCCCGCATGAGCAGAGGACAAGCGCGAGGACTTTGCCGCTTCTCGTGGTGTACGTTTCCATCAGCAATCCCTCCCGTCTGCAGCCAGACGCCTGATGTCGGCAGTGATGTTCTTCACCGTGTGAATAAGATCGACCTGCGGTTTGCTGCGCGTCGCCCATTCGATGGTGTCTTTGGTGGCTTGCTTGTAGCCATCGCGATCACCCATCCCATACGCCTGCCGACACGCGGCTTCGACGTACTGGATAACGTTCTCGTGGATGCACATGGCCTTGAGGTCGCGGCGAATCGTGGGGAGCGTGACAGAGGTATAGGTTTCGAGGTTCATGCC